TAAATTTAAATCATTCATCGTCGGAATGTTCCATTCTGTGTTTAAGGTCTAATGCGTACTGCTTTGCAAAGAGAAGACCTTGTATCTCCCCGCAAATTTTTTGGTAGCTTTCAAACGACTGTGCGTTCCCGGCTGACATCCATTCTTTAAGTTGTGCTGCCTTGTTGTCTAGTTCTGTGACTAAAACTTCAAAAGCGTCCATCATTCACCTTTCTGTTTTGGCTCCATTTGTTTCATTTGTGCTTCGTGTCCTTCTCTGCTTTTTTGCAGTGCAACATTAGTCATTAACTGTTTGTTCTGTAACTGATGTGCCTTGTCTTTTTCAGAGATATGCTTCACAAGATCTGCGCCAATCTTCATCTTCTCGACTGTTTCGGAAGTTTCCATTTGGGCTTGAGATTTTGCTGCGTCCATAGCCACTTGTGAGGCAATACGGGCGCGTTCTACTTTGATACGTTCTTGTTCGATCATTAAATCGTTTTGATCTTTTTGAGCTTTACGCTGCTGCTCTGCCATCTTGATCTGCATATCCTGTTGTTGTAACTGGACAAGCGGATCTTGAGCTTGCTGCTGGGCTTGTTGCGCTGCAACCTGCTGCTGGTTTTGCTGGAGTAAACGCTGGGAAGCTTGAGCCAACAATGGTGCGAGGCGGGCTTCGACTTCTGGATCCATGTGGATATCTTCACCGGATTCATCTTGTTGAGCTGGCAATGACATACCAAGCTGCTTCTCAATTTCAACGCGATACTGGAATCCAAGATGCTCGTTAATATGAGCCATCATAGCGGCCTGCAACTGCTGAGCCATAGGATTGTTCTGCAATAACTGCATAATCTTAGGATCTTTCATCGCTGACATATGTACTGTGATATGGGCTGTGTGGTCTTGATACTGGAATGCCTTAGATGGCTTCATCATCAAGATATCCTGATTTTCTGTAACAGGATCTTTTGGCTTCATATCTTCTGGCAATGGAATTAGCTTAGCCCCGTTCTTAATACCCAAGACATCAATCATTTGACGATAGAGTAATGGCATATTAAAGAGTGTTGGAGACTGCATGGCCAACTGCATGACTGCTTGATACTGCACAATCTTTTGCGCCATTGTGGACGCATTAGGATCGCTGACAGGAATAACATCTACGTTATGGTAATCAGATTGCTTGGCTTTACGGCTGCCTTCTTCTGGCTCATAGTCATAATCTAACGGAGCGTTGCGTCCAATAATTTTCTTTAATAGCTTTAATTCTTGTTTTAAGCTGTAATGAATACGCGCTTGCACTGCAGACATTACCTTTAGGGTGCGCTCCAATATAGCCAATGTTGTACCGACGGGCGCGGCAGCAGACATATCAGAAACTTGTAAATCAGCTGTGTTAGCAAAGCGACGGCCTTCTTCTACGATCTGATTTAACAATGCCATTAAGACTTGGCTTGGTTCCTTATAAGGAAGAGGCATGATGTTGTCGCGCATGACGCCTGACGGAACATCAACGTCCCTGAATTCTCCGGGGGCAATTGGAGTATCGTCCCCTTTGACACGCAACCCACGGGTCTTAAAGCCGCCCGGCAAGTTTGCAAGTGACCCTGCATCAACCAACTGACGAATAATGGAAGTGCCACTTTTAGCATAAGCGCCAATAAGGTGGATGAGACCAAAATTATAAAAACCAAAACCGGGAATATACCCATAGTGGACAAAATGCTGGAGTTTCTTGTGTCTTTCATCATCTGGCTCCCAATTACGACGGATAGACAACACCGTGCTTGTGCCTTTTTCAATTGTGACAATATAAGGCAAGGCAATTCCTGTTACTTCTCCTGCCTCGTCGGTATGCTCGTAACCTTCTAAGTCTAGGTTAACGTGCATTTCTAAAATCTTGTAGCGATCATCAGAAGTAGCGCGGAATCCCAGCTTTTCTGCAATCTTTTTCTCTACTTCGTCCAGAGCATTGACTGGATCTCCCAAGTCTACGTCGCGGTAGAATCCTGCAACCTGTAGGGCGCGCAATTCATTCTCAGTTTTGCGCATAACGTGGGTAATACGGTCTGCAGATTCAAGGCTAGATGCGCCGTAAGGCACAACCATATCTTCTGCTGGTACATACATCGCTACTTGGCGTCCTAATTGCTCATCTTCATAGACTTTTTTGAACGCATTGCCTGCTAAACCCAAGCCCCACAGCATTCTTTCTGTTTCTGGGCGATATTCTTGCATTACTTCGGTCAATTCAAAGTTCATATCTTCTTGAACACGCTCTGCCGCAGCTTTTTTCTCTGGTGTTTCTTTTCCAATCACGTGGGTTTTTACTGGACCCGACGCTGGGAAGATAGACATCATGGTTTCTGACTGGAATTTAACCAGCGCTTCGCTCAATAATGGGTGGTAAACGCCACAAGCGCCTTCCCACGGCTCAGAACGCTCCTCAATTTTAAGACCTAACAGCTCTAATCCATCAACATAGGTCTGAATCCAGTCTTTTCTTGCGCCAATATCGCTCTCAAAGTCTGAAATAAGGTCGCTAGCCATCGTAGCTAAGACACGATCATCAATTTCTTCTGCAATATTTGCATAAAAATCGTCGTTTTCTTCGCCTTCTGGGGTTAGTGGCTCCATAAAATCTCCACCCTCCTCAATGCTTACGATCTCAATCTCAATCGGTACTTCTTTTTCAGCCAGAGCATCAATCCCTTCGGGGGCTTGGTAGAGAGCTTTATCAATTGCCATATGTTTTTCCTAGTTAATAGTACCCAGCATTACGTCGGGATTTAAAATACTGCGGTTCATCGGGTTCATCACTAGGCAATCTAATGAATCCACCTTGACGAAAACGGATTAATGCTTGAGTAGACGAGTCCACCAAGTCATCGTGATCTGAATTAGGAAAAGACGCCATCTCTTCCATGACTTCTTCCGCCCATCTTTTCTCAGGCGCCCAAACCTTGCCAGACGCAAACAAATCTGTTACTGAATTCAATCGAGCTATCTTATCATTTCCGCGGGTTGGGGTAAACTCGGATACAGGAATACCCATCCTTCTTAATTCGCCGATTAAAGGCAGTCCTGATGCCTTTCCTTCCACGATAAACGCATCTGGCTGGAACTCTCGGTACATTTCAAATGCTTTATCCTTTAGCTCAGGGAACTCTAGGCGCGCTTTATAGGCATCTAAAAGAATAACGTTAGGGTCATTCTCATTCTCGTCTTTATAGAAAACACCCCAAGTCGTGCAAGCTGAGTAGTCAGAACGCTCATTCTTTGTAAAGGCGGTATCCCATGACTGGATGACAAACTCACATCTTGGAGGATAGTCTTGATCCCACACCTTCCACCACTCGCGCTTTACTAATGCGCCTTCTTCAGATGTTGGTTGTTGTTGGTACTGCGCCTGCCACTTGGATATCGGCAATTCTTCCCGCAATACCTCTAATTCTTTGAGATCCCAGAACTCTGGCCATAGCGCGCGCCCCGACGGGAGAATAGCCGGAAAGTCAATCGTCTCCCAGACGTCGCCGTCTTTCTCAATTGACGATTTGATAATTCTGCCGGTTAAGTCTTTCTTAGCCCAGCGTGTCATAACGACTATAATCGCCCCTCCCGGCTGGAGTCGCTGACGTGGACCTGAGGAGTACCATTCGTATACTTTATCGTAAACTTCGGGATTCGTGGACGCAATCGCAGCTTCCTGTTCAGAATGCGGGTCGTCGATGATGAGGAGATCCGCTCCCTTACCAGTAACGGTACCGCCAACACCGATAGCAAAATACTCGCCATTAGCATTAGTGGACCAACGACCAGCAGCTTTGCTATCTGACCTAAGAGAGACATCTGGGAATACTTTCGCATATTGTTCACTTCCTACTAGGTTACGGACTTTTCGTCCAAAGCCTACTGCCAATTCAGCAGTGTTACTACACTGAATAATCTTCTTATTAGGGAAACGGCCCAAGAACCAAGCAGGAAGCATATAAGAAGCAAACTCAGATTTAGTATGACGGGGAGGCATATTGATAATAAGTCTTTTAATTTTCCCACTGGCTATCTCCTCAAATTTCTTGGCCATCACCTTATGGTGAGCGCCATTAATAAATCCCGGCCACATCTCATGGACAAACGCCATAAAGTCAGTGGTTGCTTTTTCGCGCTTTTTAGAATTTAAATACACCTCCGCCGCCTCCATAAAGGCAGCTTGCTGTGTAGGGTCTAGTTTCTTAACTAGCTCGGTCAGATTCATTAGGGCGCTTTAATTTAATGTATGCGGGGCGGACAGACCGGGCGGTTCGAGGGATTCTTTTGCAGTGTCCCAGCTCACACAGCCGAACGATAATCCTTTGGATATTAGCCTTGGACTTATCTCCGGTAATATCCATGATGTTCTGAATCGAGGGCGCGTATCCCCGCTTGAGCCAATAGGTCTCAATCACCTCATAGACGTATTGTTGCTTTTCGGTCATAGTAGGATAGATAGGGTTAACCAAATAACAGCCATTCCTAGAACGGCTAGGACTAAATCGCGCCGGTTCACAGGTGGCTTTCCCAATTCTTGTCGCTAGCTGCCGCTTCGCCCGCTACCCAATGCGCAGACGCAACTCGGTCTTGGTGCTGTACTACTCCATAGATACGGGAACATACTTCCAACACATACCGGATATCGGATACGGATAGCTGTCCCATTAACTGTAGGATCTTAATAACCGCTACGTCGTTATCCAAAGGCTGGGGTTTTACAATAGATTCAATCATTTCATCATCCTCTCAATTATGTTCTTAGCCTCAATTTCAGCTAATTTCTCTTGGTCCTTCTGCTCTTTAATCAAACAACTATGCTCGTGGCTAAGAAACTCCACAAGGCGGGCGTACTGCTCTAACCTTCCTATAGCCCATTCCAGCTCATACTTCACATCCTTAATGTTTCTCATTACTTTTTCCAAAAAAATATACCCCACACCCCTGTCGTAAAAAAACAACATAGGGGGGGTGTTTCTGTATCTGGTAACGTTACCAGATGTAACTTATTGATTTTTATCATCTTTATTTTCATTTACTACAGGGGGGCTACTTTCAAGTGGTGATTGGATGTCTGGAATAGTATGTAATGTAGAGCTAGGAGTCCCTTCTGCCATAAGAGGGGGTAGGGGGTCGCTGATACTCGCTGGATCAATCAAGCTAGCCCCATGCTCTATTTCATTCATTAGCGCGAGAATGTCCGCGTCCTCTGCGTCAATGGTGCGACTGTTATCAGATAGCGCGCTTTTAAGCATTTCCAGCAGTTCGTCCTTTGCCTTGTCGCTATCCTTGATCACTTTGGTTTCTGATCTATGTATAAAGGAATCAACACCAGCAATAGTCCCCAATGCTTTCAGAGCATTAACCCTTACACTAGGGTTAGATTCCTCTGCTATGGCTTCTACTGTCAATCTATGAGCTACTAATGCTCTTATTTGTCCAGCAGAATACGATCTCTCGAACTCAATAGCCTGTTTTATTGCATTTGTTATAACCTGAATATCATCTCGCTTTGCCATCTCATACCCTTTATTAGCCACGATCTTGCTACTAGCCTTACTGTTATATGCTTTCCGATACGCTCCAGCCTTTGTTTCACCTCTGGCTAGATGCTCGCAATACTTCAACTGCTTAGTAGTGAGCGCGGTTTTCCCTATGTTGAGAACCTCATACATAGCGGAACTCTCTAAAGTTTCCTCTATCTTCTTCTTGGATAATCTAGGTATTCTCATGGACGCGAACAATAACAGAACATAGAGGGATGATATCAAATTAACTGTATGTTTGCACAGTATTGTATCTATATACAGTTATCTCTCATATTGTTGCAGATGACAGACCGATCCCAAGCGGGAGTTCTTGCGGGCTTTTGGGTTTGCCGACAATCTAAAACTTTCTCACATTATGAAAAACTATTTTTCATTTTCTTGATCTGGGTCAAGAATTTGCTATTTATACCCCACTACAATGACACCAGCGCAAGCAATTTAGCAAGCGCAGATGACTAACCCAAACAGAGGAATAGAACAATGAAAACAACATTCATGACACACAAGCAAGTAGAACAAGCACAGATCGTTGAAAGTTGGGGATTTAATCAAGTCGCAGAGTATGTATTCAAAAGAGAATCAGATATTGCTAGCGAACTTTGGACTACTCTCAACCCCGACCATTTACTGATTTTGGATAAAACCAACGATTTACAGATGGTGACTGATTACCCTATCAAATGGGACTTATACATTAAATAGATCGAAACGGGGCAACCCGTCTAGGCGTCATGCGCCTACTGATGAGATCAGAAACTTAGAAGCACTAACCTATAAGGAATAGAACTATGAATTTATTAGCAGACGAAACCGGAATTCTAGCGGGTTATGAATTAGACCAAGAAAATGCCGTATGGATTGAGCTGGAGCGAGATCAGGACAATCTAGACCTAAACCACAGAAGAGCGAGGCAACTATCTGCCGTCCTGATGGCTTTATGGGGAATTGATTACGCGCCCATTACCTTCAGCGAAGATAAGAATAGATATCGCTTTAAACAATCCCCAAGCGGATCATTTTTGATCTTAAATGACAACGGGCATTGGTTCAGTCTTGACTATATGGCGCAAAGGGCAAACCAACTACAGACTGCCTGATGATGGCTTGATGAGCCGAAACGCGCGCGAGCGCGTCGCAGTCATAACGAAACACTAACCTAAAAAGGAATAGAACTATGAAATACAGATTACAAGAGCAAACCCCTAATTTTCCTGATGAATGGGAAAACAAGATCGAATCTGATGATTTATTACATTTAAATGAGCTTGTCATTAAGCACTATCAATACAGAAATCCTGATTGTGCTTATCGCATTTTGGACAATGACGCCAAACATTACGATGTTATTTCCATGTTTTTTAGTTCATACAGGACTTAGACCATGAAAAAAGTTTATGTATTGATCGCGGGCGTATCAATTCTGGGGGTTTATCAATCCAAAGAGAAAGCCGAGAGAATGGCAATCTATTTAGATGACCCGTATTTAGACATTATCGAGACCAATTTAATTTAAGGAATATGACTATGAAAACCACAGTAAGCCTTGACGATTTTAGACGCGAGTTTAACTCATGCGGACGCGGAAACCAATTTAGCTATGAAGGATTAGGAGTCCTTTTTAATTGGTTTGAAGAAATGGACGATCAAGCAGGAAATGAATCCGAGCTTGATGTAATCGCTATATGTTGCGAGTTTTCGGAAGAATATTACAAAGACACCGCAGATAGCTACGGCATTGATATCGAGGGAATGGACGAGTCCGAAGCCTTGCAAACTGTTATTTATTACCTACTAGAAAACACGCTATATGTAGGCATGGTTTCAATACAAGAGGGCGCGGAATATCTCGATTGTGTTATTTATCAAAATTTTTAAGAGGGAAACATGAAACTATCACCAATTCAAAGCAATATGACCGAGTTATCACTAGCAGACGGCACTCAAGTCTTATTTAGCTATCAGACCCCCGTAGCGTGTTGGAAGGACGGGGAATTTTATAAAACCGACAAGAAGTGGAGCAACACCACTACGCGCCATATAAACAAATGGGCGCATTGTGCAATAAGTAAGCCTCAGGAGTATTTCGACAACCTAGTAAAAGGAGTTTAGAAAATGATCCAATTTTATATAAATAATAGACCCGTCCCGAAGGCAATAGCGCGCGATCTACTTCAGAACGCGATACCTTGCGCCCCAGATGACGCGCGTAGGCTCATGGACGACATGATTCGCGGGGATTCTATGTCAATTAAAAAATGCTCCTACTATGGAGTGCATGGGGAGCGCAGAGCATGAAAAACTTTGAATATAAAGGTTATTTTGTCATTCTTGAAAGACAACATAACGGATCAATTCGCACAGTCGCGGACAACGATAAAGACACCATAAGACAAGTATTTTATGACTATCCAATGAGCTATATCGTTAAAAAAATTAAGCAAGACATCAACCACAGGGGGAAATTATGAACTATTGGGAAAACTTAGGGACAGAACACGCGGAAGGGTTCGAGATTCAATTCAGCATAGCCCCCGAAGACTTACATCCTTCAGATTGTTTTGATAACAGTATCGACCTAGAGACAGGGAAGCCTTACTACGACACCGACGAAATGGCGCGCGATATTGATAGCGGGCGATTATCTTGGTTTGTCGCAAGGGTTCAGGCTTTCAAGAATGGAATTCTTTTGGGTTCTGAATATTTGGGGGGAAACCTATACGAAAACCCCACAGACTTTATTAGCGATTCGGGATACTACGACGACATGAAAGACGCAGTAATTAAAGAGGCGCGGGAAACTATCAAGAAACTAACAGAGGAGCAACCAGCATGAGCATAACAAGAGGCGGGGATTTATTTTGCGCGGTTCGTAATGACATAGGCGGAGAGTTTGACATTATCGGGTTTGAAACCTATCAGGACATGATAGATTTTTGCGATACCAATACCGCATATTTACCTTTTGAGACGCGCCTATACAGTTTAAAAGACGCGCTATCAATTTTTGAGGGGGCTATATGAACCAAAGCGATATCGACGCAGTATGGAAGGTGCTTACAACAGTCTGGAGCGAACTATTATCCTTCGGGCTAATCCTTGCGGGCTTTTATGCGCTTTGGCTATTTGTGAGCGCGATTATTAAATGGGGGAAATTATGAAAACTTGCGATTTTTACGGGGAAAAGATTGAGGCATACACGCCAAAAGAATTAGAGAGCTTAAAAACTCATGGAAAACTTGCGGAAGATCTTTGGTATCACGAATGGCAAAAACAGGGAGCGCAAACGGGCGGGACTTGTTGCGGGGGTAAAGCCTTGCGGGTTTGGTATGTTGGCAAGGGAAAGCGTAAACCCGTAGAGATGTCAATCAGTCGATGTAATTGGGTTCAAGGCAACACGCCAGCCAGCGCGTCAGTAGAACCCGCTTTAGCCTATTTAAAAAGCAAGGGAATAAATGCCGAATATTACGATGGATGGATGGACTGATGAACAGTAGAAGAACCCTAGAGACATCCCTCATATGGCAACGCTTTATTTTAAATAGAACCACCGACCCCAAGCAAAGGGAAAGGGCGGAGAAAGCAATCGCGAAACTAGAGGAAGAGCTAACCCACGCAAAGCAGTAAACCACAATCTGAAACCCTTAGAAATGAGGGTTTTGGATTAGGGTTTATCCCTATGTTGCAGTTTGCAGTATGTAGCTATCGTTTGCAGTAGAAGTAATTTTTTAATTGAGGGTCATGCTTATGAGAGGAGCAAGGAATGACACACGCAATTATTGAAGTGGTAGTGCTTGCTTGTTTGTATTTTTACATTAACAGAGGAGAGTAAAAATGCTTTATTTATTTAAAAAAGAAGTATTTATTTACACCACAATCGAAGCTGATTCTGAAGATGAAGCATGGGAAAACCTAGATAAAGTTTCCTATTCACTTTCGGATTTTATGGAGATTGACGAAGTATCTTGCGAAATAATTGATATTAAGGAGCATGAAGATGTCTATTGAAATGGTAAAGCTGGACAACATAGACGCGATGAGCGACTTATTGTATGACCTTCTTTCGGAAGCATTTAAGGAAGAATTAGTAAGACAGGGCAAAAACCCAAATGTATTTTGGGATTTTTGGTCGATTAGTGCAACCTACGAAACCGCAGAGGAGATTGAAAATGTCTGATTACAAAGAATATACCAGCACAGTAATACTTAGATTTGAAGGTAATTGGCATGAGGCTGATTCACCAGAAGACTATATTTTAAGATTAAAAGAATCGTTTTATGAGAATTTTAATATTGAACTGATTGATTCAGAAATTACAAATATTGAGGAGACGGAAAATGCCTAATTGGTGCGACAACACATTGGAATTAAATCATAAAGACCCCGCTATGATTGCGAGGGCTAAAAAGGCTTTTGAGGATATGAATTTTTTAAATGAGTTTATTCCTATCCCCGAAGAATTGCGGAAAACCACCGCGCCATGCGAACCCGTTGAGGAATTGCAAAAGAAGTATGGCTATTCTAATTGGTATGATTTTTGCGTAGGCGAGTGGGGAACTAAGTGGGATATTGGCGGGGGTGATGGATATATCAATTCAGAAGACCCTAATTATCTATCCCTATCCTTTCAATCCGCATGGAGTCCACCGATTGACGCATACAAAAAGCTGGAGGCTATGGGCTTTGATGTTTGGGCTATTTATTATGAATCTGGCATGATGTTTTGCGGAGCTTACGGACAAGGCGCGGACGAGTTTTACGATATCGACGCGGGTTCTGAATGGGTAAGAGAGAATATCCCTAGCTACTTAGATCATGCTTTCGGCATTTCTGACGGAATGGCAGAGTGGGAAGATGACAACGAAGAGGAGGAAGAAAATGCGTAAGATGATTATTAAGGCTTATGAAACTGTAATCCATAATGAATGGTATGAAGACGGGGCAAATGTTTTAATTGGCGTCGTGGAAGACGGACACCCTGACGAAGCCCATTGGGAGTCGTATGCAGATGATAAGATTTATTTTTACCTTACTCTCGATGAGATGGCTAATCTTAAAGTAGGTGATGTTTTGAATGATGGGGAAGACTTCACAATTATGGAGATTGACCCAGAGCCAAGAATTTATGAAGTCGAATACAACGAGGAGGATTACGAAAATGCTTAGATGGATTCTTATAGATATGCAGACCAACGAAACTATCGGAGAGTATGCAACCCTTATGCAAGCAGTATCAGAGGGTAATAAAAGGCGATTAGCTACAGGAGCTAATTATTTCGTGGAAGATCGTATGTATGATGAGGAGCTATCGTGGACAGACATAGTATGGTCGAAAGACTAATTGCAGACGATATTACAACGATTAAGATAGGCTTGGAGCAAGGGGACGCAGAGTATCTCTATGACATTCTTATGAGTGGGATAGGCTACGACAAGCAAACTTTGCGGGAAATCATTGATGAATACAATACAAGAACATGGGAGGAATCGTGATTGACATTGATAAGATGACTACAACCAAATGGCTAAACTATCGTGAGGATTTATTAGACGCCCATTTAGCAAAAGGATTACCGCTTATACCTAGTGTGGAATGTAAGCATTGTGATGTAGTAAACGATTATTTATGTTTTGATTGTGAGTGCTTTCAAATTGATAAAGCAAGGGAGGAATCATGAAGATTACAGGCATGACAATAATTTTTAATTTTGAAAATGGTGATAGCCAAGATGTAAGCAGTTATATACCTAATCATATATGGTCGAACTTGGAAAACTTTGCTGATGTTTGGCAAGAAGATGAAGAAGAGGTAGAAGAAGAAGATGAAGAAGATTGGGAGGAAGAATGAGCCATACTAGACACCTGAAACGAGCGGTCAAAATTCTGAGAGAAAATCTCGAAGATCAGATATTGGACGATCTCGATATTGAAGGTCAATTTACATGGAATTTAAAGAATTGGACGATTCAGTTTTATAAAGAATCCGATTATGAAAGTGTCGTGGCATACGCTTGCAAAGATGAAATCACAAATTGGAGTGATTACATTACTTTGGAATGCCGTAAATGCCAATGGATTGATTTATTAACCGAAGAATATACGACACCAAAATTTCAACCGGCAGAGGAGGAAGCATGAAAATTACATCAGAGATGTTAGCGTATGCTATTGGATATTGGGAAGGCAGACATTACGGGAGCGAAGAAACTGATTACGATCCAGCAGACCCATGCAAGCATTACTACAAAGCTGGATATGAATCAGGTGTAGGCGATTATTGTCGATTTGATTTGGAGGAAGCATGAAAAAGTATTATGTAAGCGGTTCATATTTACAACATTTTGAATGTTTTGTGATGGCTAATGATGCGGAAGAGGCAAGAGATATTGCTTTATCAGGGGACGCAGATTATATGATGCGAGATTGTGATGATTGGAGCATTGATGATATAGCGATTGTTAGAAAAAAGGAAATAGCATGAAAGTAGTCGTTGAGTTTGATTTACCGGAAGGACAGGCTATCCCTGATCCTAGAGAAATAGTAATGCTTACTAGCCCTGATTGGATAGCTAGCTGGTGGCATATAGATGATGTAAGAGAGCATTATGCTGGAGATGGGGAATATATCCAGCTTACAGACGAAGAGTGCAGAGAAGTATTAAGACTAGCAGAGAAATACCATGATTGTGATGTAGGTATCTGTTGGGATTCATTAAATGTATGGCAAACCCAAGTTTTTAGACAAAGAGAGAGAGAAACAGAATGATTAAGCTAACTAAAGAGCAACAAAACCGATTAAAAGCAGTAGGACGCAAAGCAGACCATCCTGATTGCGGTAAACCTAATCCAGCATTAGAGGATTTGCTAGACCATCTTAGAATGGAAACGCCCTCAGCATTTTTGAAAGAGGAAGAACTAAGATACAGAGTCTTTATGATTAAACCCAAGAGCGATAAAGTCCCTTGTCGTGGTTTTAACTTTAATTCTATTAAGGAAGTCCAATGAAACCCTTCTGCGTCAAACTATATTATTCTGGTGTTCAAACTTTTTATATCACCGCCCCTGATGATGGCGAGGCGGTAGATTGTGCTTATGATGAGCTTGCAAATCTGCACCAGCTAGATGACCTAGAGGTGACGGATAGCGAATCTTTTGAGGACGACGATCCTGAGGGGTTATATTGAGTTTTACCATCTATCAAGCTGATGGAATGAAGGTCATCCAATGGTTTCCGACTATTGGTGACCTTCTTAAATCCATGTTAGCGCACCCTAACGACGCATATCATAGGAATTGAAATGAGAGTATTAACAGACAGAACCGCGCTAATACAGGCGGTGGACGGGCTTTATAATCGCGGTGGTTTTGCAGTAAAATTGGGGGAAACGGCTTTATTGGCAGATCAAGCTAATCTGAAAAGGTTAGTGGACGCATTCCCAGAATATTTTATCCCTAACAGAACCATAAGGCTTATATGCTCAACGCCACAATTATCTATCTCAAAGACGCTGAGGACGGAGAAGTAGAAGTAAACATGGAGCTTGTGGGCTATCCCACTAAATCATTCGTATTGGGTAATGAGATCGTGGCTAGGGTTCATGAAGCCAAGAAAGTCTTATTCGCTGAGAATGAGTTTAGTCAGATGCCCCCATCAAACCGCTTGCAATAAATAACTTACCCGCTTCTTCTGTGCCTACGCGCAACTCAAAGTCGTTAAAGTCTTCACCGACAACGGGCGAACTCCAAAAGGGTTTGCCTGTCATCTTTGCGCTATTGATACCCACGACATCATTATCAGCAACAATCACGCAGTCAGGGATTCCTGATGCCAATAAAGCAACATTCGTTGCTGAAAAGGCAACATGAATTTTGTAATTGAGACCCATGCTTCTCAATACCCGACGAAGGCTCATAGCCGTAGCATAACCTTCGCAGATAATATCCTTGCCCTTGTTATCTATGACTAGCTCCGCGCCCTTAGTAACTTGTCCATATAAGAACTTCTTAGTCCCATTTTGGGATATGGTTTGGCAACCTACTAAATTCTGCCCGATTCTCATGGGCAATAACATCAAGCCGTTATATACCGGAACTTTAAAGTCATGAAATCCCTTCTTAACCATATAAGGGTGATGCATTTTGACCGCATGGTCGAGCATATCTTTGGCAACTTTGATGGCTTTATGATTTTTAGCTTTTTGCTTTGCCTTTGAGTCCTCAATACTTTTCTTGATTTTTTCCATTGAGACCCGTGCTTTTCCATTGGGAAGGAATGCTATTGGCTTCTCATGCACCGCCCAATTACGAACCGCTCCGGTAGTCCCATCAAAGATATATGCGCCATTTTTTTTGTTTGGCTTATCAGTAGTAGGCACACGCGCCCAACGATCATAAACAAGATGGTCAATAATCAATCCGTGCTGTTCTGCAAATGATTCAAAGTTCATGCTGCTTTCCTTTCGGCATACTTCTGTTTAGCTTTAACCCATGCAATAGTCCGGCTTTTGATCCAGCTCAGAGTCTTAGCATCAGGTGGGGCAGGGTTAGCACTGTATCCGTTTGGATACACGCCGTATTTGGCTTTAAATTGGACGGCTGCCCATCCTTCTTTGTAGTCTTTCATTTTGCCGTAGTAAACAAGCTGATTGTAAAAATCAGACTTCTCCTGATTCATATTGCGGGCGGTAAGCTGTAGCTCTTCCATCCTTCCAGCAATATTAGAGATTGAGGCTTGGGCTAGTCTTACATGACCGCAAGCAACACAAGTGTTAGTCTTGGAAGTCCAAAGTGCTGAACATTTAGGACACTTAGCTTCTTTCTTTTCCCGCTCTGTAGGCTCACGCTTAACTGTCTCACCGCCTGCCTTGAGTTCGGTAACGCCATCATGATACAAACCATCCCAGTCATCCCTGAACCGCAAAAAGTTTCCAGAATGATCTAGCAATACACCAAACTCTTTACCTTCGTGGGGTCGTAGAATCCGTCCTATCTGCTGGACATGGGAAGAAAATGATTTACTAAAAGGGCGAGCTGATACCCCAATGCAAACATCACTAACATCAAAGCCACGAGTAAGGATGTCAGTTGCGATAAGTCCGTGGATGGTGGTATCTGGACGCGCAAAATCTTCGATAGTAGCTGTCTTAAATTCATCATCTTCCTTATATGAAATGGATACAAAGTTATAACCGGCTTGCTTAAACTCTTCTACAAGTTTCTTGCCATGCTCTACGCCAGCACAAAATACAATAGTTTTCTTTGGCTGACCAAATATCTCATGAGTTTTCTGCACCCATTCTTTGACAACATCACCAACGATTTTCATACCACGCTCACTAACATCGTCAGCGCGCCATTCACCAGCGAGCTTCTTTGCGCCGGTCATATCAATTTCTTTGGCAATATAAACCTTTAGTGGCACAACCCAGCCATCTTCTACTAAATGGGTCATAGGTTGAGCGCCGATTACGTTGGTATAGATATCTCCTAAACCTTTTGTAAAAGGCGTAGCGGTCAATCCAACAACCTGCATATTAGGATTATCTTTAATGAAATCTACTGTAGATTTATAAAGCACATGGGCTTCATCCACAATCAATAGACCTACATCCAATGGAATTTTTCTACGGGCTAGAGTTTGAACTGAGCAAATCTGGATTGGCTCATACGGACGATTACGCCAATGACCTGCCTGCATTACGCCGTGTGGTATTTGATACTTAGATAGGCGACGACTGGTTTGATCTACCAACACAATCCTATCGAGAACCATCGCTACTTTTTTACCTTGTGCAGCGGCTTCTTGCATCACCGCCATCGCACATTCTGTCTTACCAAATCCGGTTACTGCACAAAGAATCTGACGCTTATGAGTTTCAAATCCTTCATTTAACTTCTGTATAACTTCCAACTGATGAGGGCGAAGCTGTAACATTCGACACTTTCTGCTGGGATACGCCCAGCTACGTTAAGGGTGGGGAGCAAACCCAAATCTAATGTATGTGAAGCATTAAATTATGCTCCCCGTTAATTAGTTAGGGATTACAAATGTCTCTAATTTCTTTTCTGCTTTTTCTGCACGACGCTTCCAATACTTGATTTGATCTAACTTATCAGACAATTCATTGGTTTTAATCGCGAGCTGTGATTCTAATGCGCGGTTAGTGGCTTCGAGAGTTTTAATATGAGACGCCATTTCTTCAAGCTTGTTGAGCGCAAGCGACTTCTCTTCATCTGTAGCCTCAAGCGTAGCCGCAGCAAGACGCCTTGTGAGAGCTTCATTTTCCTCCACGATTGCAGCCATCTCCGAGGCGATCTCATCTTCGTATGTCTCTTCTTTCGGCACTGCTGGAATGGGCGCATCATCATTCTTTTTAACCTTTACTTCGTATTCTTTATTATTTCTCTCGACCTTGATTACATCTGGTTTGATGCCAAGTGAGTCGCGAACTTTTGCTACAAATGGATGTGATACTTCAAGCCATTGTGCGATCTGGCGATTAGATGTCTCAGACCACTCTACATCATCTAAAAGCATCATCAATTTTTTGCGCTTGTCTTCAACAGATAAGCGTAGTCCGTGACCTTTATTGGCTCTGGTAATAGCATAAAACATCGCATCGCGATATGTTCCTTCTATGACTTCAACCTCAATGTCGGCTAAGCCAGCCTTTTTATGAGCAAAGTAGCGATGCCATCCATCAACGAGATAATTGCTAGATCCAACTCGGAATACTTTAATGGCTGGGAATTTGACGCCTTCTCGGAGTATCTCGGAATATTCATTTACGACTTCTTGATTGAGTTGAACACGACCTTGTAATGCACTATCAACTTTAATATCTGTGAGTTTCATTCTTTATTTAATCCTATCTAATGCTAGTTGTAATTCGTAATCGGACGTATTTTTATTGTTGGCAAGCCGTAATGCTTCATTGGCTCGCTCCTTCCATCTTACTACTTCTTGAACCGATCCTTGCATAACACGAGTAGGTATTTTCCCTACTTGCGTTTTAATCATTTCTCTGTAATTCATTTCCCGCACTCTTTTTCGTGCGCTGCAAGATCCTGTAAAAGATCCGCGTGTTGCGCAATAGTTTCGTTAATGGCTTCTGCAATTTTTGCTTTGTTAAATATCCGATCCCATGCGTTATCAAACTGTTCCATCGGGATTCCTAGTGGGCGCTGTGTGTCCCCTTTTCCGCCGTCGCGCATATTATTATCCTTATATGATTGATATATATATTATTAATATTAATGTTACTCATTTGGTGGACGCACCCCGCCCTAGGAGTGCGCCTTCAACTGTTACTCATTCGGAGCCACAGCACCCGCCAGTCGTTCATGTCATCGGCACTAGCCTCGCCACCGATATTGCGCTATTACAGACATTTCCCCAGTAACGCTAGGAACCAATCCGCTGGTGTTTCTCTGCCGTCCAGAATGGTTCGCAGAAAAGAAAAACCCCATACAGCTGGAGTCTACATTTGGACATTCGCTTATGTTTGTCACCGAACCCAACCAAGCATAAGAAAACTGTTTGTAGACCCCATGTGTATGGGGCTTTGGGTAGTGATTATACACAGTAGACCGTCCAAAGTCTAATCTGCAGTGTTAATTTACAACATAAAAAAGGAGCTGTCAAGAGACAGCCCCAAAGTTACTACGGGAAGTATCCTCACGAGATACGTGGGTAGTTTATCACATCTGGTAACGTTTCCAGATGCTAGGGTTTACCCTTATATTCCTCAATGGTAACCTGACATCCACCACCTTTAATTTTTTCGCCCCGTTCCACAGTAAGTTTCCATACCTGCTGGTCATCGTCATACATAAGACCATTCATAGAATCAAGGATAGCCTTACAGCAGTTATCAATATCTAAAAGTCTTTTGTCTCGCGGAAACAACACAATAGATATTTCTATAGGTTTATTACCAAAACTTGGCAATTTGTCACATATTTCATGGACAGCTCTTTTAAAATCTACTCCCCGTTTAGAAATATATCGGCGCTTACCGGATTGAAGCCAGTATGCGTTGACACTGGGAGGGTATGGAAATGTTAGGGTAATCACCTATGTTCAACCTTGTATCATGGGATTAGTATTAAGAGATTATATAGGGGATCTATGACTACGTTTACTACGGAAGACAGAATGGCGGCAGAAGGACCAACACCAAGGGTAGAAGGCATTTGTCCATGTGATAACTGCCAGCATACGCAAATATGTAAAGAGAACGAATGGGCTTGCAGGCCTTTTGGAACTTATGTTGCATATAACTATTACTTTACTGAGGCGGTAAGAATTCCGTCCCGCGGAACATATCAAAAGATATTTGATACCAAAGAGGATGCCAAAGAATTGCGTGAGTATTTAAGAAAGTTTATGGAGGAAGAAGATGGAGATCAAGCTAAGGATAACGCGGGAGAATGAGGACGGATCAGCCGATGCAGTGGTTGATTACGATGACGAAGGTTTAATTGTACTAATTCAGTACGGAACAGTAGCAATGCTTAAAGAAGCAATAGAACAGGAGAAACAAATGAAAAAGAAAAAAGTTGATAAAGATTTAATGTATCAGTTAGAAAACGATATTGAAAAGTTTTATTCAATCATTGATGACTTAGAGCTTTTATATAAAACGCATGGAGATCGCAAAACTCCAATGAGTGAAGATGAGGTTGGCAACAATCTTTTGGGAGTTATTAATAAAGCAAAAATGGTTCACTACTGGGCGCTTGATACATATTGCCGTTGCTTTGAGTTAAATGACTATGCAAGCGATGAAGTAAAAAAGCGCAGATTAGAAATTTTGCAAGGTTGGGATTTAGATGATGAAGACCCAGATGATATTGATGGACGTTGTTAATGAGTGCTTGGCTAATTATTGTTACGGGATTGATTTACGCTTATATCGCCGCAGAACAAGCATTTAAAGGAAATCCGTGGGTAGCTGTGATATATGCGGGCTACTCTTTTTCAAACATAGGTTTATACATGATGGCAACTAAATAGGAGGAGCTATGTATTGGACT